GACAAAGCAGCATGGGTTCCATTAAGCCAAATTAGTGCAGATTCTCTATTTGAAGATCATTATTTTATAGTGCAAGACATGATTGGAGACCTTTAATGAAATCATACAGTCAGATGAATACTCGTCTAAACGAGCTCAATAAAGAAGTTGAAAAACTTAAAAGCGATATTAGTTCTATTGAAGAGCTAATGAGCGATGAACCGTTAATAGCAATGGCTGAAGAACTTCATAGCAGATTATGTAGATCAAACCACGATGATGGCTGTAGTTGGTACTATGAATCGTGGGAAAAACCGGCTTATTCAAAAAAACGTTATTTAGAAATGGCTAAAAGAGTTGATCGAGCTCTTAGAGAACACGGCGTTGGCAATCGTGCGATGCTCATTTCTCAACTTTCAGAGATCGTGAAATGATTACTCATGAAGAAATGGTTGACATTGTATCCCAAATAAGTTACCTTGATTGGGTAATAACGGTTCGAAAAGATGGCGATCGTTCTTGCATTCGGTAGAGGCTGCCCGCTACCAATCCGACAGGAGATCGCTGCCAGACAAGAGGAAAAGCCATGACCGACGACCTACTCGCCAAACTCGAAGCCGCCACGGAGGGCTCACGGGAGTTGGATGCCCATATTCTTGCGGAACTAGAAGGCCCGGATTGGGTAGTTGAGAACCACTACACCACCAGCATAGACGTAGCCCTGACGCTGGTGCCGGAAGGGTTCAAACCAAGGCTAGATTTTGACCTAGCAAAGCGTTGCTATCTCTGCCCCGAAAGTGAACTAACGATTGGCGCGGCGCTGGTATATGCGGACAGTCACACCATGCCCCTAGCAATTTGCATAGCAGCACTAAAGGCTAGGAAAGCACCATGATGACCAACGAAGAACGAAGGATTCTTCCATTCATTATAGCTTGGATATTGCCCAGAAGGAGCATTTTTGAAAATGCGACTTGGTGGAATTTTTCAACAAAAAATTGGTACTGCGCTAAATGCTCTCATGAGATAAACCGTTCGTCAATGAAAGACGAACAACGAGAGATTTGTGCATATGAAGGCCCGATGACTGTCGGTCTTCTGATCGAAACTCTTGAAAGATATTTGAAAGACAAAACTGTTACTCGAGAAACTGTTGTCGTAACAAGTTCTGACCCAGAAGGCAATAGGTATTCACCAATGAGCACAACCAATGAAATTGGAAGGCTTGTCGATAGCGAATTCTATAGCGAAGAAGATTTAGAAGATCCAGATTTCGAAGAATGGAAAGACGTTGGCCAAGATGTTTTGTGTTTTTGGCCACGATATTAGAAGCTGAGCGATAGACGCAAGGCATAACCACAGCAAAGGAGTTTTGCTACTATGACGAACCGAAATATTTTGCTTATGACAGACAGCTACAAGGCGAGTCACTATGAACAGTACCCGCCTGGTACAGAGCATGTTAGCTCTTACATTGAGTCGCGTGGAGGCGCCTATGATTCAGTTGTCTTCTTCGGGCTTCAAATGTTCTTAAAGGAATACCTCTCTAAGCCAATTACGCAAGAAGACATCGACGAAGCTGAAGCTTTTTGGACTGCTCATGGCGAGCCATTCAATCGAGATGGTTGGATGCACATTCTGAATAAACACGGCGGTAAGTTGCCAATTCGCATTCAGGCTGTTGATGAAGGCACTGTTCTTGATCAGCGCAACGTGTTAGTTCAGTTAGTGAACACTGATCCTGTTGTACCGTGGTTGACGAGCTTTCTTGAAACTGCGTTGCTTCGCGCTGTTTGGTACCCAACTACAGTTGCATCGAACAGTTTTGCTACTAAGGAAACGATTTATTCCTTTCTCAAAGCGACTTCAGATGATCCAGATGCAGAGATCATGTTCAAAATGCATGACTTTGGTGCTCGTGGAGTTAGTTCTGCCGAGTCTGCTGCAATCGGTGGAGCAGCTCACTTGGTTAATTTCATGGGTACTGATACTGTTGAAGGAGTCCTTGCAGCCCGTCGCTACTATGGTGAGGCTATGGCTGGTTTCAGCATTCCTGCTGCAGAACATAGCACAATTACAGCATGGGGCAAAGACAAAGAATTTGACGCCTTTGCTAACATGGTAGAAAAGTTCAGTGATCCATCGTCGAGTCAGCAAAAGATGATTGCAGTTGTCTCTGACAGCTATGACATCTACAAAGCTACTGAAGCTTGGGGAACTGTGCTACTTGATAAAGTCAAGGAGTCTGGTGCAACGATTATTGTTCGCCCTGACTCTGGTGATCCAAAAGTAGTGCCTGTAGAAGTCATTGAGAAGTTGATGGACTTGGTTGGTTACGAAGTCAACTCTAAAGGTTACAAAGTCTTGCCATCGTATTTCCGTGTTATTCAAGGCGATGGTATTGATTCAGAGATGATTTACGATATTCTCTCTATCATGAAAGAGAAGGGTCTTAGCGCTTCGAACATTGCTTTTGGTCAAGGCGGTGGACTTCTTCAGAAAGTAGATCGTGACACTCTAAAGTTCGCGATGAAAGCTTCAGCCATCAAGATCAATGGCTTGTGGAATGACGTCTACAAGGATCCGATTACTGATCCTGGTAAGAAGTCTAAGCGTGGTCGCCTCGCTTTGGTTATGCACCATGAAGACACTGTTTCATTCCCGATTACGAAGCCGGAAATCGAAGTTCTACCAGAGAACAATCTGCTCAAAGATGTCTTTGTTGATGGGAAGATTGTTCGCACTCACAGCTTTGCTGATGTTCGTAAGCGAGCAAACATCAGTTTAGGGCATTAGTCGTTTACATTCATCACATCGTGTGATATAGTATTAGAATGAAAATAACGCGAAAATCTATGCTTAGCGGGAAGGTTCACACAATGAACCTTCCCGTTACTCAAGAGGAAATGAATGATTGGAATGCATGCGCTACGATGCTCATTCAAAATGCTTTTCCAAACCTTACTGATGATCAAAGAGAGTTCATTTTAACTGGTTCTACTAAAGAAGAGTGGGACAACGCGTTTGGAGAAGAAGAATGAAGCCCTTTCATCATGCTCGCATAAGCGTCAAGAAGTATGGTGGATGCGTGGAGGACTATATAGACTTTCATACGTTCTTCGACTCTTCTAAAGAGTGCCTTCCCGATGTTCGTCATAGAGCATTGCTCCATAGTTCGTGGGGTATCTTCCTCGCTGAGAAAGTCTTTGGTTCTTATCTCGTAAATAGCGAGGGAAAAGAAGTTGTTGTTCGCGATCTCGGTGAAGATCATGTTCTTCAAGACATGGGATTTATTCCGACTGTCGAGTGGTGGTTTAAGAATATGCCAGCAGAAGATCGTATGATGGGACAACACGCAGTCAATCGTAAAATTTCAAAAACAATTTCGTTAGTAGACTAGGAGATAACATGGTTAAAGTAGATTTTGACGCGGAGTTCATCAGCGAATCTCAAAGTGGATTTGATAAGCTTACGGCTTATTACACTAATCGCATTGATGAACTTCAGAATGTAGTTCGCGAAGGCGCTAAGAAGATGCTCAAAAACCTTTTCAAGGATTTTTTCGAGCGTCATCCAAAAGTAGCTATTGTTACGTGGACGCAATATACTCCATATTGGAACGATGGCGAGGAATGTACTTTTGGTGTTAACGACGTAGAATGGACTGCAAATCCTGAAAGGGATTATAGTGATCATTATGATTGGAATCCAAAGGTCGGAAACTCGGACGCTGGTGACATGACAAAAGAAGAAATTGATTCTACTAAAAAAGATGGGTATACTCTTTACAAATCAATTTCTTCTGCTGAAGACACAATGCGTTTGATGTTTGGAGATCATGTTCAAATCGTTGTAACTCCAAGCCAAATTGAGGTCGTTGAATACGAACATGACTGATGGTTCTCCGCGCGCATATTTTTTAGTCGGCCCACCTGCTGCCGGTAAAAGTACTTGGGCTAATATTTTCGTAGAAGATCCGAGTCTTGTTGCTTCTACTGACAATACGATTGATATGATCGCGAAACACAAGGGGATCACCTACAACGAAGCTTTCAGTAATAAGACGATGAGAGCTGCGATATCTAAGATGCGAAAGCATATTTTGGAATTAGTTTCTCAAAACAAAGATGTCTACGTTGATCAGACAAACATGACTGTTAAATCACGTGCTCGTAAATTGGTCTGGATTCCAAGACATTATACTAAGATCGCTATTGTGTTCGAAAAACCAGACGATGAAGAATGGAAGCGCAGGCTGAATTCAAGGCCAGGTAAGACTATTCCAGAAAAGGTTCTTCGTAACATGATAGATAATTATGAACCACCGACGAAAAAAGAAGGTTTCGATATTATTTGGAACTGGACTGAAACTATGAAAGAAAAGGCAGATGTTGAGAACCGAAAGTAATATCTGGTGGGTTGGTCTTATGATGACCGTCGGCGGATTTTTGTTGCTCTCTCCTCTCATTGGAATAGGCGGCATCATACTAATGTGCGCATCAACTAGTCTAAAAGAAGAGTTTGATGCACTAAAAACTGAAGTTGAAAATCTAAAGAGAGAATTGAACAATGGCAAAAGGTAAGAAAAGCTCTGGCGCGCACTACACCAGCAAAGGTCAGCGACAAAATGTTGCGAAGTCTTCAACAAAATTGGTTCGCCAATCCCGCACAGCATCTGATCGGATCATGAATCAACTTGATGCATGGATGAAAGGCAAGCCAACGAAGAATAAGTTTCTTCAAGGAGTTACGTATCGATGAGTTTGCTCATAACAGGGCTTGACTCTATTACTAAAGACGGAACAGCTGCTAATGCTATGGGCGGCACAGAACTTATGCGTGAAGCTTTGTTCAACAAGCTACCACCAGCGCTACTCAATCAGTTCCAAATTATTTCGTCTAGAGTTCGTGATATCAATCCAGACAAACAGTCGATTCTTTGGCTTCATGATCTAGCACAAGACCCAGAAGCAGCTCATTTAGTCGATCCAATCGAACGCGCAAAATTCGCTAAGCTTGTCTTTGTTAGTCATTGGCAGTTCAATGAGTTCAAAAATCAGCTTGGTGTTGGACATGAAGAGAGCATAGTTCTTCCAAACGCGATTGAACCGTTTGAAGATCATACGAAACCTAAAGACGGTAAAATCAATTTGATTTATCATACGACTCCACATCGTGGGCTCGAATTGTTAGTACCAGCATTTGATGCTGTCTATAAAGTTCGTCCAAACATTCATCTCAATGTTTATTCGAGCTTTAGCATTTATGGCTGGGAACAGAGAGACGAACCATACAAAGAACTATTCGATCAATGTCGTGATCATCCGGGTATTACCTATCATGGAGCTCGTCCGAATTCTGAGATAAGAGAAGCTCTTAAGAATACGCACATCTTTGCTTATCCAAGCATTTGGCAAGAGACTTCTTGTATTGCCGCGATTGAAGCGATGGCTGCTGGCTGTGCAGTTATATGCCCTCAGTATGCAGCATTGCCAGAAACTACAGCAAAGTTCGCTATTGACTATCCTTGGGCAGAAAATCCAAAGACTCATGCTGATAGATTCGCAAATCTTCTCTTACTGATTGTTGATCAATACTGGGAAGAAGGGCATCAGAATAAGTTGGCGCTTCAAAGTGTGTATACCAACAACTTCTACAACTGGGGCTTCAGAGCGCAACAATGGGAAGGTCAATTGGCCAATCTATTAGAGCAAAGGCAATAAGCGATGAAAGACGATTCTGCAATCAAAGTTGTAAAAGACTTAGTTAAAGCAATTGATGACGGTCATATCCAGATAGTAACTGATTATGCTCCAGCAAATACTGCTATAATCAAGCGATTACGTGCTGTCCTATTACAGAAAGAATAATTATACGAATCCTAGAGCGTTGACATTTGTTCTCTATATGATAGAATAGCATAATCAACAACCCGAATCAGGAGTATTCCTGTGGCAATTCCGAAAGTACGAAAGAAAAAAACAGTTCGCACACCCCGCGCTGCCGGTAAGACGTTTATGGGTGATGAGCCCGTTTGGGGCAACAAGCCGGCTACGGCAATAGATATCGCCAAAGCCAACAATTGGTACAACTATTTTTCTGAGAAGCGTATTTGCGTAACATATTTGACTGATCATCTCAAAGATAAGAAGCAAATTGCTTTGATCAATGCAGCTGATTCGTTGTTCATTTCTAGTTCGCTTTGTTTCCTGGCTCGTATGAAAGATAACGGTTGCGTGTTCTCTACTGAGACGCAAAAGTTTTTCGATGAGAAGTTGGAAGAAGCTTTAGAGCTCGGTCGTAAGGCTAAAAAGTCTAAACCCCGCGCCAAAAATTCTAACAAAGATGACGATCTTAAGAAGATCATGTCTAAGTGGAAGAGAGATGACGAGCAAGCTGCGATCGTTGGAACTTACGACATCATTTTCGACTCGATTTGTGAAGGCCAACTTGACAAGCCGAGCCTAGAAATCTATGAGATGCTTGGTAAGATCAATGCTAAGCCTATTCATGCCAAAGCTTTGATCGATCGTTATCAACAAACTCTTGATGAAATCATCGAAGTTCGTACGAAAGATGGTGATCCTGATCTCAAAGAAAACTATTCTTGCTACAGTACCAAAACGCTTGGTGTCATGCAAAAGTGGCTTGAGGCTTTGATCAAAGACTGCACTACGTTTTCGATTGCTCAAAAGCGTCGAGTTGTTCGAAAGAAAAAGATCAAGTCAGTTGCTGATCAAGTCAAGAAGGTTAAGTACCAGAAAGAAGCAACTGATCTTAAATTGGTTGGTGAAGTTCCTGACAAAGTTGTAGGTGCTCAAGAGATCTGGGTCTACAATACGAAAAACCGCGAACTGGCATTCTACAAATCTACTGCGCCAGGTGGGTTCTCGTTTAAAGGTTCTAGTCTTGTTGGCTGGGATGAAAAAAATAGCAAGAAGAAAAAACTTCGTAAAGCAGAAGATACTCTTCGAGCATTGATGGACGGTGGCAAACGTGTTCCAATCAAAGTGTTCAACGAATTGACCACTAAACCAAGCGAACCAAACGGCCGCTTCAATGAAACTTCTCTAATTGTTAGGACTTTCAACTGACCAACAACGTCATCACATTTCCTGGGGGCGGGCAAAAGTCTGCCCCCAGCAATATTCCAACTGAAGCTGACATTGAGTACCTATCTGCTGAAATATGCATAGCGTGTGAAAGTGAATTAGACAGGGTGCTCTCTGGCTATAAGATGGACGTCAGCGATGTTCGTCTTCGCACTGCAATATCTCTTGCCTTAGGAATTATCAGGGGTGCTGTAGTGTCTCATATGGGTGGAGAAAACGCGCCATCTCTTCAGGTAGACAAAATGGTTGACGAATATCTTGCTCGTAAATGATAAATAAGTCCTGGAAAGGATGCTTAGATGATATTAATTGATTTGAACCAGGTTATGATTTCTGTGTTGATGAAACATTTATCAGACCTTGGTACGCCTAACTCAGCAATCGACGTCGGTATCGTACGCCACAAAATTCTCAATACTATTCGGTCGCTTCGTTCTAAGTTTATCAAAAAGTATGGCGAGCTTGTGATTACGTGCGATGGTCAAAACTGTTGGCGCCGCGACACGTTTCCGTATTACAAAGCTAGTCGTAAGAAAAGTCGTGATGAAGGTGATTTAGATTGGAACGATCTCTTTGGGGCACTCAATACTGTACGGGACGAACTGAAAGAGTTTTTTCCATATAAGGTAATACAAATTGACCGGGCTGAAGCAGATGACGTAATTGCTTCTCTGTGCCATCGTTATGGCTCATTTGGACTTTGCTTGGGCAAGCCGATTTTGATCGTGTCTGGCGATAAGGATTTTGTTCAATTGCAGAAATACGCAAACGTTGAACAGTGGAGTCCTACACAAAAAGTATTTTTACGCGAACCTAATCCCGCCCGGTTCTTGCATGAGCATATTATTCGTGGCGATCGCGGCGATGGAGTACCTAACTTTCTTTCTGCAGATGATGTATTTGTTACTGAAGGGTCTCGACAAACTCCAATCACGCAGAAAAAACTAGATAGCTGGAACGGTAAAAACCCAGAAGAATTTTGTGATGAGCGCATGCTTCGTAATTGGAAAAGAAATCAACTAATGGTTGACCTTGACCTAGTTCCAGATGATATCCAAGCAGCAGTAAAAAAAGAATTCGATAGTCAAGAAGAAGGCGATCGTTCTAAACTTTTCAACTATTTCATCAGCCGCAGATTGCGGAATCTGATGGATTCAATCAACGACTTTTAAGGAGAATTAAATGAATATCGGCATCGCAGAACAATTAGCCGAGATCGATAATCTAAAGACAAAGAAAGAGCGTATTGAAGCTCTTCAAAAGGCGTCTACGCCAGCGCTTAAGAAAATTCTTGGCTTTTGTTTTGATTCGCGTATTAAGTGGAGACTACCACCGAACCGTCCTCCTTTCAGAAAGACAAAGAAAGAAGAAGATCTGCAAAACGTTCTTAAGTCAGAAGTTCGTAAGTTAGATATTTTTGTAGAAAGCGCTACGCATGCTAAGACACCTGCAGTAACACGTGAAATGCAGTTTTTGAATTTGCTTGAATCTGTAGATCCAGATGACGCTGAACTTTTGATTGCTATCAAAGACAGAAAGTTGCCATATAAAGGTATCACTAAAGATGTTGTGTCTAAAGCATTTCCAAATCTAGCTAAGGACTGGTAATGGGCAAAACGATCAGGCGCAAAAAGAGCGCCTTTGATGACGACTGGGATCAAGTAAATCCAAAAGGCGTTATTAAGCATAAGAAAGCTGACGCTGCAGACTGGCGTCATAAAAGAAAGGCAAAGAGAGAGATCGATGAAGAAAGCGATCGTGATCGGGAACGGGCCTAGCCGCAAAGCATACGACCTTCGTGTTCTTAAAGGTATGCCAACATATGGGTGTAACGCGATCTATCGTAGTTATGCTCCAGATTATGAAGTTCCATCGAAGTTATTCGTTATGGACGACGGGATGATTACTGAATTAGAACATTCAGATTTTCCAAGTGAGCGCCTTGTGATTGTTCCAGAACAGATGCGCTGGGAATATCAAGAGTATCGCCCTAATCAAATGGCGCGGCGAAATAATGCTGGTATGATAGCTATGGAATATGCTATCGTAGACGGATACACTGATATCGTATGTCTTGGGTTTGACTTTATCATTGATGATAAGAACGCGTCAACTGGTAATGTCTTTTCAGGTACTAAGAATTACGACGTCAATCAAGCATCGTTTGTTGACAATATTTTTCGCGTCAATTACTTAGATTGGTATTCGTTGATGTACGAAGATAAAATTAGATTTACGTTTTTGTTTCCGTTTTCTCCGCGCATTCATCCTATGAGAAGTAAAAATCTCTGGATATCGAATGCTAAGAACCTCGACGAAGTTGTTGAATCTAACACTCCTAGTGAGTAGTCATACAATCAACTTTGACGAGCGTGCCCAGAGAGGTGATCTCTCAAGTTGTCATTTTTCAAAAACATGAAATATGTTTGTGACAATAAACGTCATCTGATTTGCATTCCATACTCTATAGAGAACCTACATAGAATGGCTGAAGATCTCAGCATCAAACGTTGTTGGTTTCATAGAGGAAAAATGCCTCACTACGATATTCCCAAGAAACGAGTAGACGAGATTATGCGAAAAGCGCATGTCGCTTCTACTAGATTTATCGTTGAAACTATTCGCGATAGTCTTAATGATTGAGCAGACTGTAAAAGAACTATTACCACGCCATTTGCGTTTTGAAATCGGTGATATCGTTCGAATCAAAAGCGGTAGCCCCAAGATGATGGTAGTCGATATGGATGAACTTGACTTATGGATTTCTAGAAATCATAAACATTCA